TCCAGATGTTCCGTTAGTTCCGCCTCCTGATCCTCCAGGTTGGCCGTGTCCTCCACCTCTTGTAGAAGTGATCGTACTAAAAATTGAAGGTGTCGCTGCTGATCCTCTGTTTGGAGGTGATCCACCACCTGCACCAACTTGTACAGGGTATGCTTGAAATCCTATTGCAAGGCCGCCTGTAGCTGGACTTGGATAGTTTGTTCTCCAGCCTCCGCCTCCTGCGCCTGCTCCACGGTATTTTCCACCACCTGGGCCACCACCTGCAATAACAAAATATTCTACTGAATTTGAACCTAAAGGTGTTCCTTCGTTAGCAACAGTTAAAGTACCATCGCCTGTAAAAACGTGAATCTTAAAGTTACCGTCTGTTAATGTGGTATTTCCGCCAGTTGCTGATACGTAAGGGGTTACAGTTCTACCGCCGGCTCCGAAACCTAATACTCTATATCCAAAGTTTGACACTACGTCCTCCTATTATGCGTCGTTAGGCAGATTAGTAGCAAAGAATAATTTGATCCCTAGTAGTTTAGCGTCACCTGTGAATGTATCGCCACCAGCATTAGCGTCTCTAGAGATGTTAAAGAATACTTCTTCATCAGCTGCTGGAGAACCAGCAACAGTTACTGAAGCACTTTGAGCTGTAACATTTAGATCGTTAGCTGTTCCACTGTGAGCATCAGTAATATCAATTCCAGTACCGAATGCTGCATCAATCGCGTCGTCATTTGCCGCTGCCACACCTTTTAAATTCCAAATACAGTTACCTGTATTTGTTGAGTTAGCCGTCCAAAAAACTTGATACATTAGAAGTTGTGATGGATCCCAAGACTTTGGAAATGCAACAGCAAATTGTGCATTCTCGTCAGAAGAAGGATCGAAGTCCAATGATTTAAGTTCTGGTTGACCAGCTGTTAATTCTGTTTGTTCTAGATTTGCGCATCCAGCTGTAGTTGTTGGATACATTGCAGAAGAAGGAATCCAGATAGTTTCTTTACCGGCTACTTTTACAGCGCTTCCGTTTGATTGAACTACTCCAGTTCCTTTTGCAATTAAATTTACATCTATATTTGCGTCACCACCTGTTGCAGATAATGAAGGATCATTACCTGTTGCAGCATTAGTTACAGTAAATTCATTAACTGCTGAACCTGTAGCAGTAAATTTGATAGACTCGTTTCCGTTTGTATCAAATAAACCAGTATCGATTTTTGGTGATGATAAAGTTTTGTTTGTTAAAGTTTCAGTTCCAGTGATTTGAGAAAAACCAACATCTACAATGTTAGGGTTAGTTCCATCATCTGCTTTTGCATAAATTAATCTTGTTCCTTTATCAGTAGCAGGCCAAGTAACACTACTACCTGAACCAGAGACATATGTAAATTCTACAGTGTATGCTCCTGAAGTTCCATTTTTAACAACATATAATTGTTGAGCATCTAATGGAACAGTAACTGTAATATTACCTGTAATAGATCCAGTTAATTCAATAACTCTGTGAGCAATTGATGCTCCAGTTGCGCCATCAGATGGTGCTAAAGTTGTTGCACCAGTTCCATTAACTGTTTTTACAGAAGTTCCACCGGCAAGTTGCTCGATGATATTTAAATTTGTATTTGTTTTTGTTCCCCAAGTACCGGCATTTTCACCGGTTGCCATTAGCTCTACGCCGAGAGGTGTGTATGTTGATGCCATAAAAAACTCCTATTTACGCTGCATGCGTTATGTCTGTATACGATGTCGTCGCTGTTATGTCAATATCTTTGTACGCCAAAGCACCAAACCCTGTTTCTCCTAAATTACTATTAAATTCAATTCCTGTCAAGCCCACAGTAATATCAGCAACTGTTGTAGATCCAACAGCAAATGATGCGGCTATACCAGTTAGTCCTACATTAAGGTTATCAACATCTATGCTTCCTACTTGCGATGCCATTTGAACACCACTTACTGGAATTATTTGAGTGTCATCAACATTTACATTAGCTGGTGTAGAAAACGACATGCTTTGACTACTTAATTCATAAGCTTGTTCGTTTACAACAGAACCAATTGCAGATCCTATAGTCACACTACCTAAACCTACTTGGTGATCAGTACCATCGTTAATATCTAATGTACCTAATGCAACACCGCTTGAAACTCCAGTGACATCAAAATTCATGTCAAAGTCTTGAGTTGTTGTTCCAATAGATGAGGTTACTTCTAAACCAGTTATCCCTATTATACTTTCAGGTGTAATAACTAATTCTCCACCCCACAATACATCAGATCCCCATGCCGACTCGCCCCAAGCTTCTGGACCTTGAGACATATCCATACTTAAAGAAGTAGTTAGTTCAACAACAGTTTCGTTTGTACCCCAACCACCAATACCGTATTCATCTCTACCCCAACCTTCAATAGACTGTGCATAAGGAAGTGTACCTAATGCAGTTGACATAGACAAACCTGTTAACGGAACGACAGGGCTGTAACTTTCTCCCCAAGGCTCAGAGCCCCAGAAACTGTGACCCCAACCGTTTTCAGGATAAGCAGCTAAGTCACCTAATGTAGATGACATGCTTATACCACTTAAAACTTCTGTTGTACTATTTTGTGCACCCCAATTGTTAGTGCTCCAACTGCCTGCACCATACGTGTTCTGTGTGATATCCATTGCACCACCCATTCCGATGCCATGAATATAACAATAATAATGAAAATCTATTTCTGTAGCAGGAGCAATTTCTATATACCTAACAGTAGCAGAATTAAAATTAGATAAGTTGGTGTAATCAGATTGATTGCTGGCCCCATCTAAATAATATGTAACCCCAGATGTAATAATATTATTACCAGGATCACTTGTGCTGTTTGTAAACAGCAAAGGGTGCATATTGTTTGAAGCATCGCTTTGATCGAAACGAAGTGTGCCGCCTTTGACCCACTTAACATCCATGTTACGAACGCCATCAAGATAAAAAACATTTCCTGTTCCTCCGGAAATATATAATGTACCGGATGCGACCGTTACCGTATAAGTTTGGTCAGCCATAAGGACTTCCTCCTTATGTTAATCTAATTATCGCTGAGCTAGAATCGTTAGTTGGAAACTGAATAGTAAAAGTTCCTGAAGAAACTGTTTTATCTCCGCCAAACGCTATTACACAAACCGCATTTGTAGTACCAGATCCGCCAGCCGTAGTTGTGTTGTAA